GCTTTTCTTCATCAGCGAAAAGGGACTGGCGCAAAAGCCCGGTCAACTGTTCAGTGTCAATCGGCTTGGTTGGCATCGTGATTTTGGAAGGTTCACTAACCGCTTGGGTATTTTCGGGCATGGGTCAGAAGGTTTAATGACCGTTCAGAGGTCGAGGGGCATGGTTTGTGAAACCAAGAAACTAAAGAATGCTAACGGCTCGGTTAACTCGGTCAAGGGTTAAACTTGGCTTCATTGCCAGCACGTTCGGAATATTCCTGAATGATGGCACGCAGGTCAATGAGTGCGGCGACCTGTCCAGCGTAGTGCGCTCGGGTTTCGCCAGTGCTGGCAATATCCAGCAGGTTGGCCAGGGCGTTGTTGTGCTCGCTCTGGATAACGGCGTTCAGGGCTTCCCAGAAGGCTTGTGGACCTTTAGCGAAGGTGAAGGCTTCGATTACGTCTTTTTCGTTCATGCCTGCGGGGTCATCTGTTCGCTAACCGGGGTCACGCCAAGTCGTCCAATGGTTGCGTTCTGCTGTTGCTGAATGCTCATTTGGAGGTTCTGGACGTAGTTCTGAAGCAACGTCTGGAACACCGGGTCGCCCTGTGCGGCCTGCTGCGCTTTCGGGTTCTTGCTCAGAACGTCCTGGGCGTATTGCAGTCGAGCTTGGGCAGTCGGGTCGTTTTCACGGTAAAGCGGTTCGTTGCCAAGCATCATCATGCCAATGTCGGTCTGCACCTCACGGAACATCTTTTCAGATGCGGCAGACTGGTCAACGATGAGGTCACGCGCAGACTCCGGCGCAACCGCTTCGATAATCATCTGAATGAGCCTGTTCCGATTCAGCACGCCACCGGCATCGAGCGGCACCACAAATTGCGAGATGGCTTGCAGCTTCTTGGCAACAAGGTCGTTATCGAGAGTCTGGATGTTGAAGCGGATGAGGAAGTCGAAGTTGCCGGCAATGTCGGTGACGTTCTGGTTGAGCGGAACGCCAGTCACGCGGACAATCTCTTCCTGCGGCATGTATTGCAGGCACAGGCTAAACATCTGCGAGTAGATGCGGCCCCAGGTGGCAAGCCAGCGGTTCACAAGCTGCTGCTGCATCAACTGCGACTTGATAGGCACCACCGTTGCCCGGTTGAGGCCAAAGTAGTTGGCATGGTTGTTTTCAACTCGCTCAATGAGGTTAAAAGCTGTCGTTGGTGCCCGTCCTGGGGCTTCCAGCCATGAGTAGTCGTCGGGACGGGTGACGGGAAGCTGAACACCTGGGCCAATCTTGTTGATTTGGCCGATACGCTTCACGACCTTCATGGGCGGCAGCGTCTCGAAAGCAGTCCGGTCGCGGATGCTGTCATGCTGCGCCTTGATTTCGTCCTGATCGGTCATGGCAACCTCAGGGATGCCACGGCTTTCGGTGATTGGGCGGCGGACGACCTCGCGGCGGAACTCCACAAACGGGTAGTCGCCATGGGCGTAGTCTAGAAGTTCATGCTTGGCGTAAAGACCTTCCTCAACCAACGGGCTGAACACGGTGCAGTAGATGCCGGAAACGCCGTCAGGGCCAATCTGGCGAGCGTAGGCATAGACAATCTCAATCAGGTTGTCTTGGCGAACGATAGGGGCGGCACCAAGGGTGGTGATGGTGTCCATCGGGTCGGAATACCAGGACTGCTTGCCAGCCGTGTTTGCAGCTTGGTCAACAAAAGCCTCGTCCCAGCCGTCGTCCTTAACGTGCGACCGAAGCTCAACCTCGGTCATGTAAACACGGCGGAAGATGACGCGGGCGTTTTGCAGGTCAATCGTCTCAGGCGGAAAGGCAACCTCATCGAAGGGTTTCAATGCCGTCACCATCGGCAGATTCCGGCGAACGTAGGTTTCCTCAATCTTGCCAACGCCAGTTTCACGCAGTTCGTTGACTAGTTTCTTGGCATCCTTGACGCTGTATTGCGGAATCGCGGCGGTGATAAGCTGCGCGGCTAGGTCTGCACTCTCCTTGTTGGCGATGAGATTCGGCAGGTCTGCAAGCGAGGAATCCGGCATCTGCTGGGCAATGGCGGCAACCTCGTCCATGGTGATGGACTGGAAGCGAGTGCCTAGCTGCTGGTCCCAGCCGACATGGTAAACCGTCCAGCCGTAGTGCAAGCCATACTGTGCGCCAAGCTCGGCCTCACGGGCAATGTCAGCACGCAACTTCTGCTGGGTAATCCAGTTCATCAGCGTATTGGCACCAGATGCCGCCGCCATGTCGTTGAACTCGGTCGCCGTAACGCTCAACTGACTGCGCTCGAAACTGGTCGTCAGTAGGCAGGAAAGTTCGTTGATGGTGGCATCAACCAAGCGGTTGCGAACGTCGGAAGCGCCTTCAAACGGGAAGGCCTGGCGATTGTTCGGCAGGTTCTCTGAGTGCTTTTTGCCATCATCGGACTGCCCCGACCAGCGGCAAAAGCGGATATCATCGGAGTTGGAAAGCCGTTCAAGGTCTGCCGTGGTGTAAAGGCATCGGGTAAGCTCGCTTGAAAGCTCATTAACGTCTGGCGTTTCAGAGTAGAAAGTCAGCTTGTCGCCGTTCGTGTTGTTCTTGTAGTCCATTTAATAGCTCCCGATTTGGCCTTGAGGTTGGTAACTTGTAATCGTTTCGTCTGCCGGGTTCATTACGGCAAGGTAGCGGAGAACGTCAACCGGGTCCTTGGTTGCGCCCTTGTCGCCGTCTGCGCCTGTCCATTCGCGCAGCGAGTAAATGAGGTTGCGGCAGTTCTCACTGATGTAAAGTTTAGGCTCATTATGGAGGGCAAGCAAGGGTTCGTCCTTGTTCCATGCCAACCAGTCGTTGATGATGCTGATTCCTTCCTCAACCCGCAGACCGGCAGCAGGTGTGAACCACATCGGGTCGGGGTCTTCCTGCAAAAGGTCAATAAGAGAGGTGCCACCGTCCCTTCCGATGGCCTGAGTGCCACCGGCTCGGGGGTCAATGAACCTTTCTGCGATGGTTTCCCGGCCTTCTAGCTCCCGAATCAGGGCTTTGTAGTCGGCAATGCCTCGGCCTGCGCCGTTTCGCTGCGCTGTGCCTGCTTTTCCGTCCGATTTATCACTGGGAATCGCCCATTCACCGTAGGAAATGTCAGGCCATTCGCGGTAGATGAACTTTCTGCCGTATTCGTCCACCCTGAGCCACAGCATGAACCAGTTTCGCGCTCCGGCAGGGTCAACGGCCATGTAATTTGTGCCGTTTGCGGGTATTTTGTCGTGCGGAATTACGTTCCAGTCACCGAAACGCGGGAATTGCGACCCGGCAAGGCTCTCAGCGTAGCCATAAGCACGGATTTTGACCTCGTAGCCAGTTCTTCCGTGCAGTGCCCGCTGAATTTCCGTGAATGGCGAGTATTGATTTAGCTCCGAATGGAACCACATCACCCTTCCGTTGGGCTTGTGGCACCTAGCAACGTGCGGCATGGCGCCTTTGTCGCCTCCAGGGACGTTGATATGGTCGGCTAGCAGGCTTGCAGGCTTCCAATCGGTGATGGAAGCACCGGCCATGTATTCCTTGACTACGCTCGTATAGCCTGAAATGGGCGTGAAGGTCAGCACCATCTTGCCTCGTCGGCTTGCCAGACGGTAGCGGAGCGTTTTCAGCCAGTCGTTGTTCACTTCTTCGTCAATCCAAAGAAAGTCAATCTCGCCACCTTCGATGACCTTGATGTCCTGCGACTGATTCAGGAACCAGCACTGGCTGCGGTTCGGCAGAACAAAGGTGTTTTCGCTAAAGCCGTTCTTCTGTGTGAAGCTGACGTTGGTGATTTTGGTCTTTTTGGCGGTCTTGAACTCGGCAGGCAGATACTTGTAAACAAGCGGCTGCTGCATCTGCACACTGCTCATGTTCGTCGTGTGAACGCACCAGACCCGCTTGTCAGGGTTCCGACTCAGCACCTGGGCGACCCGCTTAGCGGCGTATTCCGACTTGCCCGCTCGGTTGCCGCCTAGGATGACCAGTTCGTTAACCTCGGGGTCAGAAAGCAGGTTGTCGGCGGTCTTCCAGTGCTCCGGCTCGTAGCCGTGCCGATAAGGGTCCATCCGTTCGGCTAGAATCTTGTCTTCCCGCAGTTGCAGGCGGCGAACGACCTCATCCATGCCAACCTTTTTGACGAGGGCGGCAATCGTCTCCGGTGACGGAGCGAGCAGGATAGGGTGAGGAGTCGGGCGATACTGCCCAAGATTCTCCTTGGTTACTTCAAGCTGGAACATGGAGGTTTAGAGCCTCACCACTTCGCTTTATCGGCCCAATAGGCAGCAGACATTTTGCCTTTCTTGATATTCTCGGAATGGCGAGCTTTGAAGGACTCGCGGCGGTTCTTGTCCGACTCGCTTTCGCCCTTCTTGTAGGGAGAGCCGGAAATGCCCTGCTGCCCGAAGCGGATGGTCTTCACCTTGTCACCCTGCTTGGCAACGACGACATGGCTTTTAGTGGGGTGGCTCGGCGTGCGCTTCGGCTTGTTGTAGCCGGTCACACCGACCCTGGCTAGGCGGGGGTCAGTCTTCACGGTTGAAACAAGAAGCGGAAAGTTTGTCAATCAAGGCTTCCGCGAAGGCGTCGGCCTTGCCGAAGTCGCTCAGGTGGTCAACGAACAGCGGGAAGTTGTCGTCCAAGAACGTGGACAGGCATTCCAGTTCCTCGGCGGTCAGGCGGTTCAGGTCATTCGCTTTCATCGGTGCAAAAACATATTCATCCTTGCTTGACGAGCAAGAGGGAGCATGGTAAAGCAACAATAAGGTTTGCGTCATTGCAGGGCGCGTTCCGCCCTCAGCAAACCGCTCAGAGGCTGACGTTCTGCAATAGCGTCAGCCTCTTTGTTTGGGCAATCCTCGCCCAGCAGAAGTCAGTAGCGTCCCTGAGCGGGCAACGCGGGCTGGCGGAGGATTCGGCGCATGGTGGAGACAGAATCAGCCATGCTAAAGGCGCGTCTGGAAACGGACGGGCTGCCCGACAAGCGTTCGACCCGGCTTTACTGAGCCAGCCGACCGGGGAGCTTGTTGAGTGCGACGGGGTTCCTGATTCCTGACGGAAGTAGGCCTTAACGCTAGCAGTATCCCAGCAATGGGACTGCTATGCTCAAGAGTAGCCATCAAGCCTTCTGGAAGCTAGCCATTAGCCATGCAAACCCCTACAATCGCTCAACCTCACAAGCCTACAGAGTTTGAAATTCAGGCTGAACTCTACAGCAAACTCAAAACACATGGCTTCAATGTTCGTGGTGAGGTCAGGGCAAAAAACCAAGGTCTGAAAAGCCAGTTTGATTTGGTTGTTTTTCATGGTTGTGATGCTGCCGTCATCATAGAGGTGAAGGATTCGCCGTGTCTCGGTCTATTGAATGGCAAAAAGACCAGACAATCCGAGAAGTATCATGCCTATGGCATCCCCGTGCTGTTTCACACATCTGTTTCCAGTGTTTCGGAGACAATCGCAAAGGTTCAAGCCCTTTTAGGCTAGTCGTTTTCCTTGGTCTTGGCAGAGAGAGAGCAGCCCATAGAACGCTGAAACTCCTCTTTCCACTGCTTAACCAGTCGCTGTCGGTGTTCCATCCGGTCAATCCGAGTGAGAACAATGCTGTAGATCAAGAACCAGATAAAAAGCCAAAAAGGGTCTTCTTCCATAGTCACAAGTGCCTTCGAAGCTCATCACCGTCAACTGCAACCTTGTCGCCCGTCTTGTGCAGCCTGACGCACCATTCACCGTTCCATCCGTCTTGGTCTGCGCCAGGGTGCAGAGGTTCCAAAACGGCACCAGATTGCAGCAAGGTTGACCTGCGCTCATCCCATGTCACCGCAGCGACGGGATGCCGCAGCTTCATGGCGCCTGGGAGTCCGTAGGGCATGGCTTCACCAACATGATGCGTGCGTTCTTGCCAGTCTTCTCGCAGAAGCTCTTGCGCCACTGCTTCGTGCCTTCGCGCTCGATGGTCTTGCCGCAGTGCTTGCAGCGGTAGAGGCTGGTGACGGGTTTCATTGAGTGAAGGCGTAAATGACGGAAACGAGATAGGTCAGCCACACAAACAGCATCTCCGGATGGCGCGTGTGGAACTCCCATTCTTCCTTGAAGAGCTGTTTGCATTCGTCCCAGTTCATACTTTTTGTTTATGCTTCTTGATGACCTTGTTCACCTCATGCGCCGCGATGCGCGGCTGAGTTTGACTGTTCGGCGAATAATCCACGAAGTCTGGCGTGCCTCTCCAGAGTGGTTCTCGGTAGTCGGGCGTTGCCGAGTCCGGCACCGGGAGCCACAGGGTTGAGCAGACGGGGTGATCCAGATGTGTCCGCATCCACTTCCCTCCGTGGAGACGGCGATACCATTCCCATTCCCCGCATAGGAAAGCGAACCAACGCACGAATCGCCGAACAAGGCGCTTCTGCCCAACAGTCGGGGCGGTAGAGTTTTGGGGTGTTTTCATAGCTTTTTGCGCCCCGCCTGTGGCAGAGCTTATGCGTTCTTTCTGTGCTTCTTCAAAATCTTATTCACCTCATGCGCAGCAATCCGGTAGTCACCGGCCATGTATCCGCAGGCAAGCTGCCACGGTGTAATCTGGTGCGGGCGTGCGCCGTCTGGCACTTGGCCTTGCTTGGTGTAGATGCGTGCCTCCTTGGCGAAAGACTCGCGCAGGGCTTCAAGGTCGGTTAGGATGTCAGACATCCTTGAGAACTGCGGTTGCGGTGAACTCTGGAACAACGCGGCGCACGGCCTTGACGATGAGGTATGGCAGGCACCAACGGTCGTCGCTGTGGTCCTTGCCACGCAGACATCCGCAAGCCTCGCGCCACTCTTGGGGAAGCTCTTTGGCCAAGTGTGCCTCGGCCTTAGCTTGTGATGCAAACGGGCCGATGACGTTCTTGGAGGTGTCCGTATCGGACTCGATGATGTAATATTCGTGTTTCATACAATCGCGGGTTGTATCGTTGTTGGGAAGTGTATCGCCTTTTTCGTGGCGTCACGGAAATGGTTGCCTGCCGCCGCAAGAGTTCGCCGGTTCTCCAGCGATACGTGCCCTCTTGCGCTTCGCTTTGTGTGACTCGTACTCGATGGCCTTGCGGCAGAACTTTCGGAGGGTCAGGCTCGGTCGGCACAGACACGGCAGGCAAAGTGTTTC